AGAACCGAGCGTGGCACAAAGACTTACAAGGCTGGCAAAGACGGGCTTATCAATGTTGATAATCCTAAACACGCCGCTCAAATGAAGCATGAAGGCTTGGGCGAAGCGAACGCGATGGGAACTATTCGTAACCCATCATCCATAGGTTTCACCTGCAAAAAATGCGGGTTCGGTTCATTCTTCAAAAAATGCTCAAGATGCGGAGAAATAAATGAGTAATGCGTATTCAGGTACAACCCACCAGTTCTCAACGCCATACTTGACTCTTACTGAATTCAAGAACGCTCCAACGGCGATTGATATTGACAACCTCGTTTGGAACTCACAAGACCCTGATGTTCAAGATGCGGAGTTAGCCAATGTCATTGCTAGAGCAAGTTCATGGATTGATACTTACTGCAACCAAGTCCTCTCAGCAACCACAGAATCCGAGCAACAGCGTTCTCGAATCCGTGATGACGGTACTATCCGTTTTCACCCACGATACAACCCGGTAATTGCCCTTACTAGCCTTCAATACGGCTCACCCAACTATCAGCTTACAACGGTTCAGGATTGCTCATTTGCTTGGATTGAAGATTCACAAATTGTCTTTCCTTATGCGATGCTTGCTACTACCTACACAAACCAAGGCCCACTACAGTTTGGTTTTCCAACAACTGCCCGCCAAGAGGTATTCCTCAAGTATTCTTATGTCAATGGTTATGCCAATAGCACTATTGCTACGGCAACCGCAGGGCAGAATAGCCTAACGGTCAATGACGGAACAGGTATTACCGCAGGGCTTACTCTCAAAATTTATGACGGTTTTAATTCAGAGTTTGTCACCGTTGATTCAACCTACACATTTGGCTCAACAACTATTCCTCTTGTTAGCGCGCTTGCCTATACCCATACTTCAGGAACTTCGATCTCTGCTCTGCCTCCTGCCATCAAAGAAGCTGCAATTCTTGTGACTACTTCAATGCTCAAGGTTCGTGGCGATAACTCAATGGTTATGAGCGTTGCTTCACGCGCATCAGAAGCCGTAGCAGGTTCACAGAAATTAGGTACAGAACTAGCAGTTGCTATGAACTTGCTTGCCCCTTATCGCAGGATTAGATAATGGCTCTTACAGGTCGCGCAGCCGTTCGCTCAACTCTTGCAAACTTTATTGGCAATCCGCCAGTTCAAGGCATCAATCAAATCTTTACATCCTTTCCTAAGCGTATTGATTTTCAGGTTAATGCCCTGCCTTCTCAACTATCTCGCACAGCCGCAGTTATTCATATTGAGTCAGAAAACGAAAATCGCTTGGCGATAGGTGGAGCTACTAGCGGTATTAAGCGCATAGATTACACAGTAGTTGTTCAGCTATTCCATCACTCAATGGAGCGCAAGTCAGAAGATGCTATGAATGATTTTGATAGCGTGATTGACAACCTCAAGGCAAAGTTGCGTTCAGATCACCAATTTGGTGACCCATCTAGCAACCTTGTATGGCAAGGCGCAGAACCCGTCATTTCGGTTTCTTACGGCGAGCCTGTATCTAACGATGGCACTTCCACAGAAACTTGGGCATCTGTTCGATTTGATGTTACCCAAATGATTCAAGCATAGGAGCAAGAATGGCTAAATACACTTACGAAGGTCACGATGAGCGAACTTTTCCAAGCATAGGTATCACAGTAAAACCTGGCGATACATTTGAAGCCTCAGATGATTTTGTGGCACACAATGTAAAGCCAAGCAAATCAACCAAGCCAGCCCCAAAAGTAGGAGATGAAGAATGACACTAGCCCAAAATTCCGTAAAGTCGTACCTTGGGGTTGCCTTAGAAACAACCAAGGGTACTCCTGTCGCAGCAACAAACTTTGTACCAATCACACTTAACACATTTAAGCCTGTTGATGTTATTGCGCCACTATATGACACAGGTATTCGTGGTTCATTAGTTGAAAATTACAACTATGTTCAAGGCCGCCGTAATACAACTATTGACTTTGGTGGGCCTGTATTTGCCGACACAATCGGTTATTGGATTGCAGGTATCTTGGGAGATGTCACCACAACAGGTTCAACAGCTCCATATACCCACGCAATTTCTCTCAAGAATACCGTAGGCTCAACAAGTGATGCTCAACCTAAAGCATTGACCATTACGGATTTCTACGGAGCTAACACCCGCTACTACCCTGGTTGCCAAATCACAGATTTTGGTTTGACATTTAGTGCTGACGGAATGTTGGAATATACAGTTAAGGCTATGGGCTTCCCATCAAGCACAACAACTGCCCCTGCTCCATCTTTTTCAAGCGTTCTACCTACCCAAGTATGGACAGGTACAGTAAGCGTTGGCGGTTCAACAATCGCTTATGTTCGCACCGGTACTCTTGATCTTGCTCGTACATCAGAAGCAATTTTTGGTGTTGGCAATACTCAAGCTCCATACCAAGTATTTCTTGGCGCGCTAACTGCTAAAGGTAAGATCACATTCGTCATGCAAGATGACACAGAATTGACCCGTTACCTTACAAACACACAGCCAGCAATCACATTTAACTTCTCAACAGGAACAGGCGCTACTGCTACCCAAGTTGCTTTCACTCTTACAAAGGGTGCTTATGTAACTGGCGCAATCGAGCGCAATACTGATTATGTAGAAGTAACTGTTGATATTGAAGGTCTTGGAAACACCACAGATGCGGGTGCAACTTCAGGATACTCACCTGTCAAGTTCACACTACAGAACGCACTTCCTTCTGGCACATTCCAGTAAAGGATAAGATGTCTGACTGGTGGCCGCCTTCCCCGCCAGTCAGACCCTATTAGGGAGGCAAGTTGGAAGGAAACCCATGTCTAAAGTAATTACATTGCCTAGTGGCAATACAGTAACCCTGCGCGACCCAAGCACACTTCGCGTAAAAGACCGCAAGAAAGTTATTGCGGCAGCAGCAAATCAAGAAGGCTTGCTTCAAGCCCTATCTATGGTTGATGGTCTAATTGCGGTTCTTGTTGAATCGTGGAGTTTTGACCTTATCATTCCATCAGTTCATATCGCATCATTAGACGAGCTAGAAATGCCTGACTACGATGCTATCGCCGCAGAAGTTAATGCGGTTCAATCTGCAATCTTTCCTGATTTTACAAAGTCCGAAGCCAATGAAAAGAACCCTGATAGCCCTTTAGACGGCTCGAACGGTTAAAGGGGGCGCTACGGGGAGAGCAACGCAATAACCTATATAAATACCCTGATGATGAGTATTTTTATTATTTCTGCGCCAAAGAGTTTGGTTGGACAATAACTGAAACAGATGAGCAACCTGCTTACATCGTTGATTGGGTTATTTCAATCGCAAACATAGTTAAAGAGGTTGAAAATGATAACGAGCAATATCAATGAGGTTATGCGCGCCGTAGATAAAGCAACTTCAAAATTAGACACAGGTGCGCGTGAAGCCCGTGACGAAATGATGACTACTCTTATTCAACTTGCTAAAGAGGAAATCCAAGGCGAAAGACCTAAAGGTCAAAAAGCTACTCCTGGACAACCTCCTATGAACCGCACAGGCAATTTGCGCCGTTCTATTCGTGGTGAAAAGTATCGTCAAGGTTTTGCTACTTACTCAGCCGTTGTTGGCCCAACTATTGTTTATGGTCGGTCTGTTGAAATGGGTGGCAAATACGCGCCTCCTACATGGTCGGGTGAAACAAAAAGTAAAGCATTTCCTTATATGCAACCGGCATTTAAGAAATTCCAAAAAGTCGCTTATGCAATTATGCGTAAGCATTTAAGTTTGAGAGGGTAACAAATGGCTGAGTTCTTTCCACCGGTTATCTTTGAAATTCAGGCTAAAGCTACAGAAGCACTTGCTACATTTGGCAAAGTTAATGCTGAATTGGCAAATATGGAAAAGAATGGCGTACTTGCTGGCGGAGCATTAGGTAGGCTTGAAAAAGCTTCTAAAATGGCTGGTACTGCTATTTTGGGTCTTGGTGGAGCATTTGCCGTATTTGGTATTGCTAGTGTTAGAACTCTTGATACAGTAGAAAAATCTCAAGCAAACTTAGAAACCGCCGTTAAAAATACAGGCGTAAGTTTTGATGCAGCCAAGCCTGCTATTGATGCTCACGCTAAATCTATGATGGCTCTTGGTTTTACATACAACGATACCTACGATGCCTTGGCTAAAATGACAGCCGCATCGGGTAGTCCAAAACTTGCTCTTGATAGCCTTGGAGCTGCTGCCGACCTTGCTCGATTTAAGCAAATTTCACTTGCCGAAGCAGGAACACTTCTTGCTCGCGCATCTATTGGTCAGGCAAAAGGCTTGGGCGATTTGGGTATTGCTTTAGGTAAGACAATTCCTAAAGGCGCGACTTTTGCTCAGGTTCTTCAAGCTATTGAAAATAGGGCTGGCGGAGCTGCTAACGCTTTTAAGAACACCCTAAGCGGAAGTATTGCGGTTGCTCAAGCTAATTTTCAAGCATTAGAAGTTCAAGTTGGAACAGCACTTGTTCCTTCACTTATTAAAGTTACCGATTGGATTACCAATAAGGGTATTCCCGACCTTAAAGCATTAGGCAAAATTATTAGTGATAATCAAGGATTATTTAAAACCCTTGCTGCCATACTTGTTGTTATTTGGTCAGTTCCAAAAATTGCAGGAATTGTCACCGCAATACAAACTCTTATTAAAGTTTATGAAGCATTAAGACTTGCCGCTGCTACCGCCGCTATTGCTACTGCTTTTGCTACAGGTGGAGTAAGCGTTGCTGCTGCTACTGCCGCTATTGCGGGTGCTGCTGCAATTTATGGTGGCTTTGTTCTTAAAAATGATTTGTCCAAACCAGCCGCAAAAGGTGCGGGCGTTGGTGTTCCTGAATCTATTATGCAACAACAGCCTATTACTTCTAATCTTGCTGGTAAGGGCGTTAGTCGCGTTCCTGCAACTGCAAAAGCATCTGCTAAAAAAACAACGGTTATTCAAAACAACACCGTGTATGCTAGTAACACAAATGATATCGCTAAGAAATTGGCAAAAGCCGCTAGTAATGGAATACCAGTAGGAGCCAAATAATGACAGTTTCAGTTTATCAATTTGCATTTAACGGTCTTACTATTGGCGCAGGAACTAATTATGTCGTTGAAAACATTGATGGCTTGGGTGGCACATCTCCGTTAAGAATTCAAGACGATAATCGTGGCTATATTGACGGCTCATATTCAGGGCGCGATTTCTACGATGGCAGAACCGTTACCTTTGACATATTGGTTCTTGGTGACTCTAGTTATAGCGCGCAGTATTACTACAAGCAACTACAGTCAGCCTTTGCTCCACAGGCTATTGGCTACTATGTTGACCCAACAGGCACAACACCTGCATCTAGCCAACTACAACTATTTCAATTTCAATTAACAAGCGATACAGGCCCAAAGCGTATGTATGGGCGTTCTCGTGGTGTTACAACCCCTGTTAATCCTGAGTTTAGCTTTGGCTACATTATGTGTCGCGCTGAGTTTTTCTTTCCTGACCCACGCTATTACGATGAAACAGCAACATCGGTTTCAGGTTCAGTTGTTGGCGTAAGTAATAGCGGATGGGCAACATCTTGCCCCGTTATTAC